GAAAAAGAGCTACCGACGCGATGGAAAGAGCGCGCGCCGGTATGGAGAACGTTCGCCAAGCAGGTGGAAGAAACGCAGACCCACAGGACGCCTCTCGGCGGGTTCAAGAAATAGTTAATGCAGCTCGGGAAAGCGCCGAAGAAACTGAGCGTGTTTTTTGGAGGCAGGCTTTCGAACAGGGCGATCCGCCACCGGAAGCTGTGACTGAGCTTCAGGGGATCTTTGATGACGCGATTAGCAGTAACAGAGTTGCCGCTCAAGATTTCGACTCGGGTTTGGCTAGGGCTATTTCAGGCGAAGACTTGGGCGATCAACGCTCTGTTCAAGAGCTAATATCTATTCGAAATAAAGCTAATGGCTTGGCCGCTAAACCGGGCATTGACGCTAACCTTCGGCAGATGTATATTGACATTGCAGAGAGCATTCCTGATATTTTGTCTCGCCAAGCGCCACAAGGCGGACGAGTTGATCTTGCTCGGGAGGCTAGCCAATACGTCAGAGAGCTTTATCGGGGTAACGCACCACTAGCCAGGTTAAGTGGGGAGAATGTTAATGAATTAAGTAGAGGGATGACACATGAAAAACTATTGGATAACTTAACTGGAAGGCAAGGGGAGCGTTTTATGCGCGCTCTTCTGGATGCTACGCCGCCAGAGGGAGTGCAACGTCGTCTTATGCAAGACGTGAGTGATGAAGCAGGGGAAGCTGCTTCTCAAGTTACGATTGCAGATGACATTCGCGGGAATATGCAAAGGGATATTGAAGAATATATTCGCGGTATGCTGCCTGCTATGGTGAAGAAGAACGCTCGGGGAGAAGATGTGCTCAACACCGAGCGACTTCGAACGTGGGTAAACGATAATGAAGAAATGCTTAGGACTGCAGGCTTCGGTGAGCGAGGTGGCTTAGTAGATGAAATTAGAAATCTTGCTTCGGACATGGATTTAGCAAATGCCGCACGTCGGGCGCAAGATGACTGGTATAGAAATAATGCTCGCTTCGCCGAGTTTTCTGACAGTGACCCAGTTGATGTAGTTGAAAGAATTGCTCGGTCGCCTAGAGCAAATGATGAAGTTGATGAGTTGTTAGCGCAACTTCAGCAAGATGAGACAGGCGAAGCTATTCAAGGACTTCGCCAAGCTGTTGTCGATACTATGATTAGGCGAGGTCAAAGTGGAGATGGTTATAATCCTGAAAGAATGCTACGTTTTTTGAAGGATATTGGTGGAGAAAGGCGGGGGTCTAAGCAAATATTTCAAAAAATATTTGATGAACCAAAGGCAAGAGAACATTTAAGACAAACTGTTCGAGCTTTCGATCAAGTACAGCGAGCGGTTGATGCTGGCCAAGAAGGCGCTATTGACTTAAGTACTAACTTTACTGGACTAGCGGCACTTGCTGCTCGCGTCAGCGGTGCTAACTTAGGTGGCACGATTGCAAGAGCTTCTTCAGCGGGTAATATTCAAACGCCGGCTGCGCTTGCTCAGTTTATGAAAAACTTAGCTACTAAGATTCCAGAAAAGGGTGTACAGGCGGCTATTGTTCGAGCACAGGGCGATCCACAGTTTATGTCATATTTATTGACTCCTGCTTCGCACGCAAAGACAGTTCGACAAGCACGCCGTCATGCCCAACGAATTCACGCCGGCATGGTGAATGTCATCGGGGAGGAAGTGCCCCCAATAGAAGAGTTGGCGCCAGAACTCTTCGGTGAAGATCAGGCACAGGTTGAGCCTGTCCGGCGTGAGTGGCAATCGGAAGAGCTACAGCCGGGTGTACGGGAAGTGTGGGGAGACCGGGATTTACCGACCCCACAATTCAAGCCTAGGCCGTCCAATCCCAACGCGCTAAGGCCGCGGGACCAGGGTTAGGCGCTAACCTGCCCCGGCTTGTAAGCCTTTGTGCGCGCCTTGTGGGCCGCTTCCAGCCACCCGCTAGCGACCATATTCTTAAACACGATGTCTACCTCGCGGGGCGGGAGTGTCTTGGTCAGCCGGGCGCGTATCTTATTTTCTGCAACTGGCTCGCCAGTGGCGCGATGTTGTTGATGAACAAAGTTCCAAGTATCCATCATCATGTCGTGCCACTCGCTAGTTTCCATGTCGCGGAAGACGTTGGCCATTTCGCTTTCGGCTGAGTAGAGGTATTCTAGCGCCCGTTCGACATGACTTAACTCTATCACAAGCGTGTTTGACTCGTCGATGGACATTATCTGGCTTAGCTTCAATACATGAAGGATGCGGCGGGAATTATAATAAGCTAGCTTGGGATGATCCGGTTCGTTCTCGTGAGAGTTCAAGTGCCACTCATCCAAATATTGGGCGGCGTCCCGGGAGAAAGTAAACTCGCCCTCCAGTGAGGTCATTAGGCGCAGATCATTTATAAGATCCTTTTCTAGCTTGGTGATGTCCCTGTTCGAGCCAAACAGGGACGCTTTTACTGTCTCGTCAGAGTAGACGAAGATAATGCGTGATGCGAAGCCTTGAGCAAAAGCGTCCTCGGGAAAGAGCGAGCGAAGCAGCTTCGGCTGTATCCCGCCCAATAGAGTGAGATGGGGCCGTTTTAGCTCTATCTTACCAAGCCCCCGCAGACGCTCGCTATGTCCAGTTGGACAGTCGTAGACAGTTGAAAGCAGGCTCATAAAGCCTGTCTCATACTGTTGAAGAAAGTTGCCCATCTCGCCCGCAGCGATACTCAGTGGCATCGTGTGGGTGCCGTCGTTGAGAGTACGCTCGCTCTCAGAATAAGTATCTATGAGCGCTTGCTGAGTCAGCTTTTTCGGACCAACCACGACGTTGTCAGTGCGGAGCCAAAGGTCTTCGATCTTGTCGATAACAATGCTCTTTCCGACTCCGGGGTTTGCGGTTAGGAGAAGGAAGAGGTTTGGGTAGGTTTTTCTATTTGCTGTTACTGTCCAGACCCGGCGTTCAAGTGCTCCGCTTATGGCGGCGATGGCACCCCAAGAAGTGAAGCGTTTTGGCGTAGGTTGACCCTCCAATAGCTCTTCAAAGGCTGCGATCCAAGATTTTAGTCTGCGGGTTCCACTGCCGCGTGCGCTCATCAATACCCTTCCACTTCTTCAAGCCATCAACATTCGAATAGCCCCAATTCCACCCGACAGCAGCTTCGGCAGGGATGGTCATGTTTATTGAGCGCCCTGTCCCCATATCATACTCAATGGGGATTTCCATGGCGGAAATTAGTTGGGGCAATAACTGACTCTCTTCGTTTTCTGGATACTCAAGTAGAAGGGCGTCGTGTACGTTGGCGAGCAGCTTAACTTGTGGGAAGTGTTGATTGATCCGGTGTGCGCCTTCATTAAGTAAATCACCGATTGCGCTTTGGGGAGCGTAGGCGATAGCTTCTCGGATTGTTTGATCTTCATAGGGGCGGTTGAAGAAGTAGCGACGGCGGCCGTAAGGTGAGTCGATAAAGAACTTGGTTTGGAGTTGTTGAGTTACATAGGTGTGCCACTTCTTGATACCGGGGAAAGCTTTAAAGTAGCGGTCACGAAAAGACTCAGCCACCTTGATTGGGTAGTGAAACTGGCGGGATAGGGCAAAGGGCGTGGCATAGTAGTTCGTTGCGTGGCCGGAACCTTTTGCCATGTCGCGGTAGGTTTTGTCCCGATAAAAGAGTTGCTCTGCGGACGGGCGATCGGAGACTACTTCGGGCCACACCATCGAAGCAACTGAAGTGTGGAGATCACCGCTGTGACAGGCATCGAGCAGGTTGCGGTCGCCGGTTGTAAGATAGACAAGCATGGCGACGATGCGGGACTCGGCCTGTTCGAGATCAATATAGGCCAACTTATAACCTGAGTCGGCGATAAACATATCGCGAAGGTTAGAGGTGATGTTCTGTAGGTTTGCGCCGAAGCCATGATGGGAAGAAGATGAGGACCAACGGCCAGTCTCCGTCCCCACTACGTTGAAGGCAGCGTGCCACCGGCCCTGACTGAGCTTAGTCTTAATTGTGCCCAGCCGCTTCTGTGAGTCACGATACTCCAAGATCAAGTCAAAGATAGGTCGGTAGGCTAGCTTATCGTCGCGGAGGGATTCTAATGCTTGGCGAGAGCTAGTTAGCTTGTCCTCTCCATCTTTCTTCGCCTTGTGATCGTAGCGGCGCTTAAGCCCGAGGACTTCATAAGCTAGCTCTTTCACTTGATAATGAGAGCCCGGGTTAAAGCTAGTGTAACCGAAGGCAGATAGGAGATGCTCTAGCCGGAGCTTGACCTGTTCCAAATGGGCGCGCTCCGTTCTTTCCTTCTCCTCTCTTGCCCTCGGGTCGATGGCGACACCAGTCTCGGTCATCTGGCGAGCGATGTCGTTCATCGCGCGGGTAAACTGATAGATATGAGGTTTCTCTAGCTTGGGCAAGAGCTGTTTGAGGACTTCGACGGTTACACAACAGTCAAGCCCATTATAAACCCAACGCTTCTGCATGGGGGACAAAGGTGTCCCCCAATCTTGGGTGTTGATTATCTCAGCCATGATAGGTTTCCCTGGGGTTTAACTGTTCTTTCCATGCATCCGGGGACGGTTAGCATTGTAGTTCACTTTGCTTGTGATGATTGAGGACACGGTTTGGTCGTCGCGGAGGGTGATAACAAGCATGTCAAGAGCGCGAATAACAATATCGGCCAACTCTTCTTGCTCGCGGGTGATGTTATCGAGGCCGGGCTTGGTACAAGGTTCGTCTTTGTTGCCGGAGCGAATAGCTTCGATAGCTTCGCCAGCTTCACTCATAATAAGCGCATATCGAGTCAGCCGGTAATATTGGGCATACTCGGACGGGATGTTGTAGAAATCATCCCAGAAGCCGTTTTTACGGCTGGTCTGATGGATGAGAGCGGACAACTTTTCGAGATCATTCATGACAGTTACTCCACTAGGATCAATGATTTGAAGAGATATGGGCTCTCTGGGATCCATTCGGTAGCTGGCAGTTACGCCCATAGGGTACTGTTCTTCTTCATAGGATGTTGTCATGCTACTTGCTCCACCGTTGTTCGTTGGCGTTAAGGTCTTTCCAATGGCGCTCATTGGTATAAATTGAAGCTAGAAACTCAAGGCTCTTTTCTAGCTCCGGGTAGATAGCGTGGTGAAGCAGCATTGTGTCATGTATCCAACCCTGAAATGCTGCACCTTCGCGAAGGGCGTGCATATAGTCGTACATGCCGTTCTGCATCACCTTGGGGATAGAGGGATCTTCGATGATTTTGTTACACCACCGGCGAGCTTGAAGCTCACTTTTCTCATCAGGCCAATAAGGTTCGTTGCCGCCGTTCCAGAAGGGGACTACGATGGCGCGGGTTTCGTCCGCGCTGAAGCCCCAGCAGTCCACAAGCCCATTCTTAGTTTCACAATCGACACCAACAATAGAGGCCCGGTGAAGGTAGGGCTCAAATTCTTCGAGATCGTTTAGTGTTGGTCTTGTCCAGATCTCTCGGTTAGGTGGAGAGATGTCACGGCCGCTTAACGCTCGCTGAACTTTTTGAAGGTCAAGGATAGTCGTGGCGCGGAAGCTCCACTGCCGAAGCACGGCAGCGGGATGATATGTCGGAAAGACAAGGGGTTGATGATCATTCAGGTCAATGTGGAAGAACTTGCCCCGAAGGGATTTGATCCCTGTCTCGCCCAGAAGTGCCCAGCAGGCTGTGTTGCCGAGAGCGAGGATAACCTTCAAGTTATCCATCTGCTTAAGCTCACCATACAGGCGTTCTAGCTCGGGTTCGATGATGGACCGGGGAAAATACTTTCCTGGTTCCAGTGAGGGTAGATAGGAGGCATCGTTCTTCTCGGTACACACCTCTTTGACATCTCGACCCGGCCGGCGAGACAAAACATTTGTAAAGTAAGCGCCGGCCAGACCAATTCCCGCCAGGGAGAATTGCTTCTCTAGCTCCTTTCCAGAAGGGCCAACAAAAACTTCGCCCTTTATCTCTTCGTCATTTCCCGGCGCTTCGCCGACGATAGCGAGGGGCGATTTGAGCGAGCCGCGGGGTCGGACATAACGACGTTCCCAATATGGTGTCATGGGCCATACTCCGTGTGAAGATAGCGTTCGATGTACCACTTGGCTTTTCTCAGCGAGGCCTCACTTTCCTTATACTTGTATCGCCACAGGTATTTCATGGCAGCAAGGATACGAAAGTCATGACCATGAATAGCTAGCTGTTCGAGCACGTCAATACACTCAATCTCACCCTGAGTGTAATGGTGGGGATGGTCAACTTCATTTAGTGGATGATCGGTAGTCATAGTCCCTCGCTTAGAGTGCGCTTGTTGCGCTCGCCTATCACATTCCAGTTAGCGTAGTCGGCGATTTCTTGCTCGATTTCGAGCCCTTGAACTAGGTGAGCGTTGAGTCTTTCAGCGGCCACCAATGAGTTGCCGGAGCCGGCGGTGGGGTCGAGAAAGGTAGTAGTGGAGTCAACGATCATGGATAGAAAGTGCTCCAACATTGGAATTGGCTTCATTGATAGGTGTTGACGTTGGGATTTCTGAGTTGGGCCTCCGTAACTATCGGCCTTCATCTTTACTAGCTTTGGGTCGCCGCGAGTACAAAAGAGCGCCATTTCATGTGTGTGGCGTGGGTAGCGATTGGGGTCACCAAAGGTGCCAGCGTTATCAGTCTTGTGCCAAACAAGAGGGAAGTGGTGGACGTAAAAAGTATCCCGAAGGGCTTCCATAGTGCGGGCAAGATTTTTGACGGCACACCACATAATAATGTGACAGTCGTAAGTACACAGGTTGTCCACGTTTTCTTTCAGGGTGTCGATAAGTGTCCAGAAAAGATCAGGATCATCGGGATAGGATAGACGGGAGGGGCTGTATGTGATGCGCGCGTCGTTGATGTTGATACCATAAGGGAAGTCGCAGTGGATTACGCTGAAGCGCGGGCCGGAGTAGGTTTTAACCCACTCGGTAAAATCGGCGACCATCACAGGTGATAGGGATTCATTGAGTTCGCCAGACTCGCCTGGATCGTCAGGGTCATCCGGCTCTTCATCGGTGAGGTTGGGGTTATCCACTACCGCTTCCCCAACGTCTCGTTCAACCTTGTCTCGCAGTTGATTTCTTTTTCTATCACGTTGGCGAGCCAGTGTATTTCTTGCCTGGTTGAAAGTTGTGTACTGTTCAAGGTCAAGTTCGGACTCAGCAACGTCTAGATACCCGCGAATAGAGGGCTCACTAAAGGCCAGCCCGGCGGCGGTGTCAGGAGTGGACCAATCCGGCTCCTTCTCTTTCATCAACTGGTGATATTTAAGAACTGCGCGAGCCGTCTCTTGCCAGGATATGTTTTCTCGCTTGGCGTTCTCAACTAGCTCTAGGATTTGTTCATCTTCGCCTGTTATGGCATCAGCAGTGAGAACGGCTTTGATGGTGTCATAGGGAGAGCTAAGCTCGGCCAGCTTTTTGTGAGCGTGAAAGCGGCGTGCACCAGAAATGAGCTTGTACCAACCGCCGGGCTCTTCTTTGAGAAGCACGGGGTGAATTAAGCCATGGCGTTCGATAGAGCTAGCTAGCTCATCAATGTTGGCGAGATCTTCGCGTTGTCGTTCTTCATCCATATAAATAGATGAAAGTGGGACGTTGAGATAGCTCGAAGAGACTAGCATAAGCGAAGGCTCCAGATGGTAAGTGACGGGGAAAGAAGGAGGGGGACCGTCGTGTCCCCCTCCTGAAGTTGGTGATTAGGCTTCGAGCGGGGTGAAGTCGCGCAGGTTTTCGTAGACGCGCTCGTCACGCTCGGTCCTGGTCACGCGGGCGTAGCACTCGGCACCCTTCGCACCAGAAAGCAAGTCGGCGAAAGTACCACCCTCTCCCGGGTCGTATTGAAGGACTCGCTCAAACAAGTCCTTGATGCGCCATTGTTGTGCATCGTCGACCGACATGCGGTGGATGATCGTCCGGTCAGACGAAGCGGGGTCATTCTTGTAGAATGACATAAACTCGTCCAGACCCTCATCTTCGGTCTCACTGGTAGGTTCTACCAGCTTGAACATAAGGAGAAGGGCTGGGTTGTTTTCATCATTGAGCTTGGTGTCACTCCAGGCAGTATAGCGAACTTTCCAGGTGCCTGTAGGGAGTTCAGGTGGCGGTTGTACGTCGCTAACTTGTGTGTTTAGGATTGAGCGATAATCAGCCATTGTCATTGTCCTTAGTTGAGGTGGGTGTGGTTAGGGCTTCAAAGATAGTTGCAAGCCCGCTCTCCAACGGAAGGGTCTCCGACACTTTCATGGGTGCCGGGTTTTTCAACTCAAGCCCCCCGGTGGATCTCGTGACGATCACTCGGCGCGACTTGGGGCCAACCCCCGCGCGACTCGGCAGTGATCGTTGTGTTGAAGTAGCGTGGAGGCACCACCGAAAACTTGTTCCCCACCGTTGATAAAGGAACACGTTTCACGGTGCCATCATCCAACTCACTGAATTGGAGGTGTGCGGTGATGATAACGTGACAGGGGGTGCTTTGAGAACACACTGCGCTCAGTAGCGACTCGACACTATTTTGAGCGTGGAAGTATTCCATCCGGGCGTCTTTCTCGGGTGAGTCAGCGCGCTTCTTCTCCAGCGCAGCTTTGCCCGCCATTGAAAGGGAGTCGATTATCAGCACTGTATCTCGGCCCCAAGTTGAAGCTGAGCCAAAGTCATCACCGCCCGTTCTCCAGTTACTAAGAAGGGACAGGGCGCGATCGAAGGCGGGCTTCTTCTTTGTGAAGGGATCGTTAATCAGCGTCTCGTATGAGATGTTGGACAGAGCTTCGGGGCACTGATCCTGAACAAAGTGATAGAGGGGGTCCAGGCCATTATCAAAGTCGAGGATGCGAAGTTTGTAGCCGGCGCAGGCGAGAGAGGTAAGGGAGCCTGTTTTACCTGAACCGGAGTCGGCCAGATAAAGCAGCTTGAGGCTCTTGTCAGATAGGAAGGTGTTGAAGGATGGCATTGATTTCTCCATAGATGAGGGGCTACCTGGCGACGGTGGGGTCCCAGACACGCGTTGTGAACATGCCGTTAAGAAACTCTTCTCTGAACTCTGGTGAGCGTGAGCAGACGCTTCGAAATGGGCAGCCGCCGTACATGGAGCAGGCTTTATCGTTCATTGGCCAATAGCGGTCGCGGGCGAACTTGTAAGCTAACTCAACGTAGTGGGTGAGATCAGTTAGCCACTCATTCAACGAGCCATCATACCGGGGTATGTGCGCGCGGCCAAGTTTTGTCCAGTTCGGGTTAACCTGAATGCCGTCAATGACCACGCCGGAGACTGGTCGATTAAAGGCGATCTTGCCAGCGATCGTATAGAGGGAGACTTGGTTGTCGGGATTAAAGCCTTCGAAGAAGCTGGGCGTTAGGCTGTTCTTACTGGTCTTGATGTCAACCACCCAATAGTGACCATGTTGATCCTCGGCGATGCGGTCGATGTGCCCAGCGAGGAAGATTTCTTGGTCTGCGACAGTGATGTCGGGAGAGAACAAGAAAGTTTGTTCGACTGCTGGTTTCTTGTCGATAGAGATGGTCTGGAAGGACTCGTTCTCTAGCGAGTCTAAGTACCAGACGAGAGAGCGCAAGAGCGTGTCTGTAGTTTTGTGTTCTGGTGGGTCCTCGGGTGGGTCAAAGATGGATAGAGCTTCGCGGAGAGCTTCGCGAACACCCTCTTCGTGAGAGGAGGAGCGGGCATATGTTTCAGCCCCCGCGTGAAGTGCGGAGCCGAAGGTTAGGTGAATGTTTGTGCGGTGCCCGCGCCGCCCCTCAATGATCTCATAATAGTAGCGACGGGGGCAGGTCTTAAGAGCGCCAAGAGAGGTGCTGTCCCAAGTGACTTGGAAGCCGGGCACTTCATGGGTGAAGCTGCGATTGTGGTCAGCAATCGTGTCGGGGGTGGGGACGGTCAAAGCTCGTTCAGAAGTTGATTTTTGGCTTCGGACTTCTTTGTCGAGGAAACCGACTTGGCTGAAGTCCCGCTCTTTTTCTTTGTTGGGGCTCGACCGGTCTCTGTCCATTTCTTCATCTCCGCGCGATAATGAGAGACAAGGGCGGCTAGCTCCTCATCGGTGAGAGACATTGGGGGCTTGTTACAGATCTGCTCCAACGTCTCTTTCGCTAATAGGGTCGACGCGCTTTCCATTATTTCGCTCCTGTTTTACGAACTTACGCACGAGTAGGCGGATGACATAGTTGTAACCTATGTCATCATAGGTGCGGCGCAGATACTCTAGGTCGTCGGAGTAAAGACGCACGCTGATTTTACTGGTCTCAGGTTCCGTCATGGTTTGGGCTCCACAGGATTAGCATAGTGTCGCTCAGCGCGCGAGCACTGAGCTGATCGAAGTCTTCCGGGTACTGTTTCTTGATCCGGTAGAACGTCTGCATGGCCATATTGATGGACTTCTCTGGCACTATCTCGATCCCATACTCAGTTTGAAGTGCGCGCTCCATCGCTTGGATCATGTTCATAAATGAGGGGGCTCCTATTCTTAGCTCAGCATAGGGTGGCGGTATATACGCTATAACGGTTAGCGCGTGATGCCAGTGTAGCACAGTGTACATACCGGGCGCCAACGCGAATCGGATGCTTGGCGCGGGTGATACAAGGTTATCATAAGGCCGTGTATGGCCACCCGAGCGCCGTGTGGCGCTTTTATAGGCTATCCGGGGGGATAGGGGCGGGCACGCCTTAAAGGCGCTGTATGGCGCCCGCAGCCCTAAGTGTACCGCCCCTTACACACCCGCCATCATTCGACCCATATCATGTCGCTTACTCTATGTCATAGCTCATCCATCAGCGAGCTTTTCTTATCCTCTGCGCTGGACTTAACTGGCGGATAGAGGTGGGTGCGGGAGACGATGTTGAGATGATCTAGCTCTTTTCTACAATCCCACCACGCACCCTGGATAGAGGTGTTTTGATAGATCGTCAATACCTTCTCAGCATGTCCGTGATATATGAGAAGAATAGCGGGAAGCAGGTTGTGGAACTCTTGTTCCCAGGCGAGGGGTTGAGCATGGTTGAAGTAGAGGTACCAGTGGGCACCTTCCCAAGCGATGGTGACAGGGGTAGGGTCGGGGGCTTCTTTTAGAACGGCGGGTGTTATCATTCGTCAATCTCCGTGATAGTTAGCTGGTCAGTGAGGTGAGAGCCGTTATGGATAACGACTACGTTGGAGTCGATCGAGATGCTTAGCTCTTCATACGGCGCTTCGCCGCGGCCGCGCAGTTGGGATCGAGCGACGTATAGGGCTTGGCGAAGTGAGATGGCTTTCGCTCGTGACTTTGTTTCGATGCGGATGCCTTTGCGGGAGTTTAAGGCGCGCTCCCAAAGGTCGATATAGGCCATTTCGGCAGCGGTGGAGAGGCTACTCGGCATGACGATCCCTCACATAATAAAGATTGGACTTGGCGCGGGTGACTGAGACGTAGCGTAGGTTTTCTTCTTGATCGCCTTCGATGCCCTTACCGGGTGGGAGAATGAATACGGTGTCCCATTCGAGGCCCTTGGCGCTGTGGATGGTCGAAATGGCCCACCCGCCTTTCTGCTTAATCATCTCACTTAATAGGCGGATCATCTCCTGCTTTGTGGTGTAGCCGGCGAGGTTAAGGGCGATGATTGCATTGTATTGTTCTTCAAGGCGCCCTCGTTTGGCTCCCTTCAATCGCTTGAGTTGAGCCTTCATCTTATCAAGCTGAGTTTCGATAGGCTGGCTGTCAAAAGTTCTGAGCGTGTTGATGAGCGAGTTACCAAAGGTGGCTTCCTTGTAGTCGAAGCGGATGCCTGAGCGAAGGAACTCGATACACTGGTGGAGTAGTGGAGCGTGAAAACGACATAAGACGGCGCTGTCTTCAACTGTTGTGTTGGGAACGCTGGACACGGTTTCAACAACGCCTTCTGGAGCGTGGGGTGCAGGTTGGATAGTGTCGACGTAGCGTTGGGCTTCGGTGACGATCGAGCGGGCACAACGAAAGCTGATTGTTAGGGGGTACTCGTTCATATCGAAGAAACTTTTTAACTCTTCGATAGAGGACTCCATTGACCCG